ACAGATCCCTTGGTTGTCAACGACGGTACCGATGATAGGACTTTTAAGCCCCGCGGCCCAGTAGAACAGGGCGGCATTATCGTCGGTTACGATTACATCGAACCCGCACAATCATCGAAAGTTGATTCGCGGATCGTTGTAAAGCACACCTTGGACAAATCGGGCTTACAGCGCGATTTTATCCAAGTGCGTTCTAATCAAACGCTGCCAGAAGAATACCAGACTGCGACTCTTACTGAGTCCCCGTGCTTTGTAAATTTCAGCATGGGAGCATATCCTGGTATAACGGACGCCGTAATTCAGGCCCACGTTACGCTTTTGATCGACGTCATGACTGAGGCAAACTTCGTGCAATACTTGAGACTGAAAATGTCCTAAGGCGGTCCATGGTGAAACTATGGATTGGCCAAATTTTTCGGACATAATTATTCTCATTTACGAAGCCCTCAAATTCCTTGTGAGTCTAGTGGGTGACAATCTCCCCTTATCCGGTTAATACTACGGACTAAGAAGGAGGGAGTTGCTCGCGAAGCAACGATTCATGGCTGGAGGATCGCCGAATGGTAATCCAGAATAGCCAAAGAAAACTCACTGTAGAGGAAGGGAATAATCCCAAATGCACCGAGAACATGGCAGAATTTTATGCCGAGGTAGCGCCATTTGTTAGTGGCGTTTACCAAAATTTGTTCATCGATGCATGTAACCTGCAACCTTCGTATGGACTAGCTGACTCGACCCGTGATGCTCTGACCTGTTTAAACAGGCTTAAGCACGAGGGCCTTAGTTTTGCTACCAAGTCGTTACCTATCTTTTGGGCCGGATTAACCGGTTACCTTGAGAATGGAGTATCCGACTATCCAGGCTTTAAGTTAAAGCGTGGATGTGCCTACCCCCTATTTCTAGGCGGGCTGACATCTCGGATATACGACCACGAAGATGACGACGGACAGGCTCTGATGATAATTTATCAGATATGCTCAAGCTTTGTTAAGCTCAAGGGCCCTTACCCGTCAAGTGTACTTAGCAAACAACTTGCTAAATTCGTTCAGACCGATCATGAATTGGGAAAGTATAACCCCAACTCAGAGGCCGTTAGGCCCATCGTTGAACGCGCCCGTGCCATTGTTACAAAGATCTTTAAAGATCTAGATGTAGCAGATCCTGGTCTCCTTAGACCAAGGCCTGGCCCGGGTGCCACCAATACTCCGGTGGAAAAGCATATGCGCTACGAGCCGCATGTGTTGTACACGCAACTCAAC